ATCCATAAGGTGATCATATTCCTTAACAACCCTACCATGTTCATCCCTACAGTATGTTCGTAATTCATTAGCCCAGTTAGTCAGGGACTCAAAGACCTTCAATTGACCCTTGGAAAACATTAACCATGTAGCATAGATGCCGGCGTCCACACTATTATCCGCATACTCTAGGTTTAACCCTTGTTCCGTATACAAAGTAATCAGATTACGCCCATCTATTTGGCTCCTACCGCGAGCCGCAGGATCAATGACTCCAGGAATCCAGTCTCCACGTGCTACTACTGCAGCAGCATGAACCGGTGGTTCAGCTTGCCCACGGTAATACTCCTCATATAAGTAGAGCGTGTTAGTTTCTGGATCACGCGCGCCCCATATAACAGCTGTCTTCTTCCAGCCAACATCCATAGCAAAGCATCGCGGCCAGTGTTCTGGTATAGCGAAGGGTTTGATAATGATTTCTGACTGTGGAATAGGATAAACAGCCCCTGAACCCAGACTAGGGATACCCTTACTACGAGCATCTCTCTGGTATGGTGGGATAGAAGCAAGTAATTCAGCCTTAACTGCATCCTCTAAGTGAGGTGCATCATCCCAGGTAAGGGCTATGCAATACTTAGACATTGCCTATTGTGCTTTCTACTTTGTCTTCGTCAAATTCTTTGAATCCTGGTTCACGTTCTACAGGGGTTAGATCCTGATGCTCCAGGAAACTACGCACCAGTTCAGTCATCCCCATCAACGGAGTAAAGGTCAGAATGATCAAGCCATTGTTAGTCATGGTTCTTAGCAAACATTCCACGTATATCTCATTAGGTGGTTCTTCATCCAACACAATGATATCAGGTTTGCCACCCTGGAAAGACTTACGTTTCTGATCATATGACTTCATTGAGATAGAGGAGTAGCCATCAAACTTACCATCCACAAAGTGCTTCATTGTGGCAGTATCAATAGCCTCTCTAATACCTGGTTTGTTAGTCGTCTTCACGATATACTGACCTGGGATAAACCCTGACCCAACATCGTTATACTCACCAAACAGTTTCTTCTGTAAGATATCCCTAGTAGTAGTACTCGTATCACCAGCTATCCAAACCACGATAGGGTAACGGAAGCGCTTACCTTCCCACCAAGAGGGGTACTGACCGGTCAAATGATAAGTAGTCTCGCAACAGGCAGCATCAGTCTTACCTATTCGGTTAGCTGCCATCATGCAGCGTTCACGGTGATGTTTGCCCGCAGCAAAAAATTTCATATGCTTAGGATACAAGCTCCGTCGGTAAGGACCCGCGTCTGGATAGTATCTATTCACTTTGTTGTACTTCCTGAACAACTGTTCCTGTTCCAGGAGATGAAGACTCGGCACTAGCTTCGATTTTTCGGAGGAGCCTAATAAAGAGTTCGAGCTCATCATCATCCAGGGCGGCTAACTGTTTTGATCCGACTTCGAACTGAGTTTTATTAGTATTAGCAAACTCCTGAACCATTTTCTTAGCGGTATAGGGGAGTAAAGCTTTAGCAGCTTCGATCTTAGTATCGAGGTCATTGTCTCCATCTTCATCATCGATTATCCCCTGTAAAAAATCTGAAGGTGATTTTGACATTGGTTTTTGATCCCTTGCGTCCATATTAAATATAACACTTATCTTAAAGAAAGTAAACACATGATGTGATGCAATGTGAATATCACGGGGATGAAGGATATTTTACCCAGGGAAATTTGGGAAGGGCCTACCCAACAGTGGTTTTTGAAATGCGCGTAACGGACCTGTACACCCCCCACCATACACATCCACTTGTCCCCCTATGGGCACGGGTTGATTTTCGTGTCCCAGGTTCCGGTATCCTGTGTTGCGTTGTTGTTGTCATCTTGAGCGGGTGTTGTTGAGTTGTGTGTTATCCTATGTCAATTGTCCGTTGTCTTAAACATGCTGGCATGCTCTAAAGGGGTAATGGATTAGCACGCTAATCCACTTCTATCATGATTGCTTGCATAACATTATCTATCAATCGATTAGCATGCTAATCGAGTCTGATCCCTGGTGTTAAAGAATGTGTTAAGGGTACGAACGAAGTGAGAACCATTGGCAGTTCAGTCGAACGACAGTGAGACTATAATCTTATTCCGAGTCGAACGATAGTGAGACTATAATCTTAACTAACGAACGAAGTGAGAGTAAGAAATGTGTTTGCCTTCCCGAGCGAAGCGAGTGGTAAAATTTTAGCAAAGAATTGACTCGGATCTGACGGTTAGAGAATAGTAAACTAGTAAGAAGTAAGAGGACAGTAAAGTTAGGTAAGATAATAGTTAATAAAATAGTTTAATGTTTTACAGATATTTTACTACTAAGGTTGTATATTAGGTATATAGGCAATTCAGCCTAGCAAGGAGAAAGAAAATGAAAAATATGATGGTAAAATACGAAGTCGGGGATATGTCGGCCACTGAAAGGTTGTCGCCGCAGCTCAAATTGTTGGTGCTGGCAATTAAGGAGGTCAGCTACCAAGTTGAAGGGCAGAGCGAACAAGTTGACAGGGCGGACATTTTCGCAAGGTGGTCCGAACTGTGCAAATCGAAGGATAACGTGAAGGTTTTCGCGAGTCACATTCATTCGTTTATTGTGTTTGGTTATTTGGTGAAAATGACCACGGCCAAGGTGGTCACGAAGGATGAGGTTCTGAAGATGTTTGCGAAGTTATCGGAAGCTGAGAAACTTGCGATTGCTGAGGAGTTGACGAAGGTTGAGAAGTAAGTGATAATTGTCAGGAAGTGTCACTTTGCAAAAAGTGACATTTTCTGTTTTTTACCTTTTTTTTATTATTTGATAATTTATGCATAAACTGGCCTATCCCCACCTACTGCCTCTACCCCTGGGCATTGGCCATCAATTATTAGTTTTCAAAATTGAGTTTGAATTTGAATCTGATAGTGATTATTTTTTAAACCTTAGAGACGATAGGTCCGACACCGGTAATATTGTTTCAAAATTAATAATAAATAGGGGGGTAAATCAAAAGATAAGTCTACTGACGCTATATCGTTATACACTTTTCAAACGATCTTTAATAAATAATTATTTTATTTTATTTATGTATTACAATAAAATAACATATAGTACATTGATCAGGGTTTTATATACAACTAGATAATGAATAACAATAGGCCTTTTTATAATTGAATAAACTAATGATATATATCTTTCACCATAGAATAAACTTTATTTTTTATTTATTAAAGTTCATATGAAAGTGTATAATAAAATAACAGACGGTGGTATTTATGCTTAAACTATCAAAAGAAAATATATTAAATTATGTGTTTACTTTTGTAACTGGTTTGATTATATTATATATGAGGAAAATATATAAAAAATTTGACACAAAAGGCCAATATGAATAAAACAGACTTACAACAGATAATTAATAAACTCTCACCAACACATAAACTTGATCTGTTGAACTTAATTAAGTCAAAAGGATCAGCGATAAATTATGACCAAACAGTTAAAAAACATATAGTTTTTAATTGTCGGATAATCGGTGCTTACGGACAATACTTAATAGGAAAGGTCATGATTGAACCTGCTGACACTATGTTTGTTACACGAGCAAGAGCAAGAGGTCAAGGCAGACGGATTTTTGGTAAAAAGTTCATGTATTTAATTGGACAAGAATAAACAAACAAATAGAAAGGATAAAACAAATGAAACTCACAACTTATCAAAAAATAATCACATCTTTGGCAAAGGGTTATGTTGAAACATATACCAAAGATAATCAAAGAACCAAAGAACTTATTGAACTTTGGGAATCTGATGATGATGGTAAAAATACAGTATTTCAACAGTTAATGGATGACAGTATGATTGAACTTGATATAGTGGAAGAAGCAATGAAACAAATAATCAAAAACAACCAATAGAAAGGATAAGATGAAAATATCCACCAATAAAATCAATGTGGAAGTGACTATCACAACGGATGAATGCGAGTTGCTTATCCTCAAGGATGGACTCGAAGCTTTGATCCCTTTTGTTCAAGTGAACGATTATTTCGACAAAGCTCAAATTGACATGGTCCGTGGAATGATCAAAGAATTGGTTATGGCCACAGAGGCATTATATAAAGACTAATAAAAAAGGTTAATTGTCCTCACCTTCAAGCAGGGCAAAGTTGAAACGAAAGGATAATTCAAATGAACTCACTCACTAAGTCACTCATTGTTTGCGGAGTCATCTCAACCTCAATGTATGCCTCGGACCGCAAGTCCTGCATTGACAACACTGGCAAGAAGGAGATGATCCGGTTCACGGATGATGCGGGCAAAAAGCACAACTACACCTTGTTGGTGGTGTTGAATAGCAAAGAGCTGTTCGAAGCACGGAACAATGCTGGCAAGCTGCCTTCGGGAGAGGTTATCGTCAAGACGACCGATTCCACCACAGCGAGCTTGGGCAAAGTGAACAACAAGTGTGAGAAAAAAGCCAAGAAGTTCGCTTCGCTCTAATCGCAGAGTGGTCAGGGGTTGATAACAATCCCTGACTAATGCACAAGCAAGTCACAAGTCTTGCTAGAAAGGATGCTATGGGTACAATGGTTCTTATTCGCGGTTTACCTGGAAGTGGTAAAACGACAAAAGCAAAGCAATTGGTCAAGGACAATCCGTACAGCAAGTATTATCACTATGAAGCGGACCATTACTTTGAATTGACTGGCGAATACAAATTCGATCCGGCAAAACTTCAAAATGCTCATTTATGGTGTCAAGCCAGAGTCATGAATGCAATGACTCTAAAGAAGAATGTGATAGTGGCCAACACTTTTGTCAAGCAATGTGAAATGGACTATTACAAACAGTTAGCCAAGGACTTTGGTTACTACCTGGAGATCATTCATTGTGAAGGTCAGTTTGATAACATTCACAATGTACCGAAAGAGACTGTCGATAGAATGCGGACTAACTTTGAAAAATAAACCACAAATAGAAAGGATAGTATATGAAAGCTGATCAAT